GGGCTTTATTCTCTCTTTATCCCAATGGAATGGAACTATGAAGGATTTATTGACGAGTACGGACTTCCAGTCTTTGATAGTAGAAGTGATGATGTACGATATGGACCAGACGGTGAACTAATAGATATAGGCGTTGTTGATCATTGGGAAAACGAGGCTGATGGTCTACGTGATGATCAAGACGCATTAAACGAGTTCTACAGGCAGTTTCCACGTACTGAAGAACACGCGTTTAGAGACGAGACCAAAAACAGTATATTTAACTTAATAAAAATATACGAGCAAATAGATTACAACGAAGGTAGTAGATACTCTGGTAACACTACGGTTGGGAGTTTTGGTTGGGTCAACGGCGTAAAGGATACTAAAGTAGTATTTCATCCTGATCCAACAGGTAGGTTTAAGATAAGCTGGGTGCCGCCGGCGCACTTGCAGAATAAACAAATAATAAAAAATGGAATTAAATATCCCGGTAACGATCATGTTGGCGCCTTTGGTTGTGATAGTTACGATATCAGCGGTACGGTTGATGGTCGCGGTTCTAAAGGAGCTTTACACGGGTTAACAAAATTTTCTATGGAAGACGCGCCTTCGAGCACGTTTTTCTTAGAATACATAGCAAGACCACAAACCGCAGAAATGTTTTTTGAAGACGTGCTAATGGCATTAGTGTTTTACGGCATGCCATTGCTAGCAGAGAACAACAAACCAAGATTACTATACTATTTAAGGCGTAGAGGTTATAGAGGCTACAGTATGAATAGGCCAGATAAATCTTGGAAAAAAATGTCTACTGCTGAAAGAGAAGTTGGTGGTATACCAAACTCAAGCGAAGACATAAAACAAGCTCACGCCGCGGCTATTGAAATGTACATACAAGATCACGTAGGTCATTTAGGCGATGGAGAGTTTGGAACAATGTATTTTAATGATACACTACTTGATTGGTCTAAGTTCGATATAAACCGAAGAACTAAGTATGATGCGTCAATAAGTTCTGGCTTAGCCATCATGGCTTGCAATAGACATTTGTACGCACCAAATCCTAAAGTACAGAAAACACCTTTAAACCTAAATATATCAAAATACGATAACAAAGGATACAAGTCCAAAATAATAAACTAAAGCATGGCTGAGTCAGTATATGTTAATTTTCCTTCACAAGCAGTCTCTGATTTAGAGAAGATGAGTTCAGAGTATGGACTCAAAGTCGCTAGAGCTATAGAGCAAGAGTGGTTTAAAGATACTCATAGTAACAGATATAATGTTACGCAACAGAAGTTTCACCAACTCAGGCTTTATGCTAGAGGAGAGCAATCAATACAAAAGTATAAAGATGAATTATCTATTAACGGTGATTTGTCTTATCTTAATTTAGACTGGAAGCCAGTGCCAATCATACCGAAGTTTGTTGATATAGTAGTCAATGGTATGTCAGAGCGTATGTTTAATGTTAGAGCGTACTCTCAAGATCAATACGGCGTAAGCAAGAGAACTGAATACATGGAGTCTATACAAAGAGATATGGATTCTAAAGTTTACAACGATCAGGCCGCTAGCATGCTTGGCGTTGATTTATATGAAAATAATAGAGACGAATTACCCGACACGAAAGAAGAGCTGGACTTGCATATGCAGCTTAATTACAAGCAAGCCGTAGAACTAGCGGAAGAACAAGCAATTAATGTTCTACTAGACGGCAACAACTACGACTTAACAAGGCGTAGATTAATATACGATTTAACCGTATTAGGTATTGGTTGCGTTAAAACTAACTTTAACTACAGCGAAGGCGTTACTATAGAATATGTAGATCCAGCTAATTTAGTTTACTCTTATAGTGAGTCACCATATTTTGAAGATATATATTACGTTGGTGAAGTAAAAACAATACCTATTAACGAGCTTGTTAGAGAGTTTCCAGATTTAACAGAGTCTGAAATAGAAGATATTTATAAAGGATCATATATAAGAACTTCAAGAAGTAGACGTATATATGAGATGGACAGAAACAAAGTTCAAGTTTTATATTTTAATTATAAAACACATATGAACGATGTTTACAAGCTAAAGACAACAGGATCTGGCGGTGAAAAGGCTATACAAAAAAACGATAACTTTAATCCGCCGAAAGATAAACAGGTAAACTTTTCTCGTCTTGAAAGATCTGTAGAGTGTGTTTTTGAAGGAGCTATAATACTAGGTACTGACAAGCTATTAAAGTGGAATAAATCTAGTAATATGATGAGGAGTAAGTCTAACTTTAATAAAGTTAAAATGAATTACTCGATCGTAGCTCCACGTATGTACGAAGGTCGTATTGAGTCTTTAGTTAGTAGAATTACTGGGTTTGCTGATATGATACAGCTAACACACTTAAAGCTGCAGCAAGTAATGTCACGCATGGTACCAGACGGTGTGTATCTTGATGCAGACGGACTTGCTGAAATAGATTTAGGCAACGGAACTAACTACAACCCGCAAGAGGCTCTTAATATGTTTTTCCAGACAGGTAGTGTAATTGGTAGATCATTTACTCAAGATGGTGATCCTAATCCAGGCAAAATACCTATTCAACAAATATCTAACGGTCAAGGTTCAGGTACTAAGCTACAGGCTTTAATAGGTAATTACAACTATTACCTACAGATGATACGTGATGTAACTGGTCTTAACGAAGCTAGAGATGCTAGCGTACCAGATCCTAAAGCATTAGTTGGTGTTCAAAAGCTAGCAGCTGCAAATTCTAATGTAGCAACTCGTCACATACTTCTTGGCTCTATGTTTTTAACTTCAGAAGTGGCGGAGTCACTATCTCTTAGAGTTTCTGACATACTTGAATATTCACCTACAGCAGATGCGTTTGTTCAGTCTATTGGAGCTCACAATGTAGCCACATTAAAAGAAATGTCAGAGCTTTACTTATATGACTTTGGTATATTCTTAGAGCTTGAGCCGGATGAGGAAGAAAAACAGTTATTAGAAAACAACATACAGACAGCGTTAGCTCAGCAGTTAATAGATTTAGATGATGCTATAGATATTAGAAATATACGTAGTGTTAAACTAGCTAATCAATTACTAAAAATTAAGCGCAAGAAAAAACAAGAGCGAGATCAAAAATTCAAACAAGAAAACGCAAAAGCACAAGCGGAAGCGAATGCGCAAGCTCAACAAGCCGCTGCTCAAGCTGAGATACAAAAAAATCAGGCAAAAGCTCAAGCGGACATGCAACTAGAGCAAGCACGAACTGTAGGTAGAATTAATCACCTACGAGAAGAAGTTCGATTAAAGAAAGAACTAATGGAATACGAGTTCATGCTAAATCAGAAGCTACGTCAAGAACAGCGTAGCGAAAACATGAACTTAGAGAAGATGAGAGAGGACGGTAAAGATAGAAGAGAAAATCTAAAGCAAAGTGCTAAAAAGTTTGAGTCTTCAGGTAATGATATACTTGGAGGCGGAGTGGGTTTAGATAAGTTTAATCCACAAATTGGAAATTAATTATATAATATTTTATCATGGAAAATGAAAATCAAACAGATCTTGAAGAAGTAATTAACGAGGTCGAACAAGAACAACAACAAGAAGAAGTTGTAGAAGAAACACCAGAATTAGATTTAAGTAAATTTGATAGCGCAGATAACCCTGACGTTATAAAAGTAGATTTAAGTAAACCACAAATAGCAAATGAAGCTCAAGAAACTAACACTGACGACACAGGAGTGGCTAGAGTCGATGAAGATGCCGAGCCCACACAAAGTGAAAACCAAGTACAACCGGAAGGAGAAGCACAAGAACAAGCCGCGGTACTAGAAGAGGTAGAAGATTTTAAAGAAGAAATAGCTGACGCTATTGATGAAGCTGAAGCCTCGGGCGAGCCTCTTCCAGAAAACGTACAAAAGCTTATTGACTTTATGGACGATACAGGTGGTAGCTTAGAAGACTATGTTAGACTAAATAGAAACATAGAAGACATAGACGACCAAGAGGCTTTACAAGAGTACTACAAAAGAACTAAACCTCATCTATCTCAAGAAGAAGTAAGCTTTCTTATGGAAGATCAGTTTGCTTATGATGAAACTATAGATGATGAGCGTGATATAAAAAGAAGAAAATTAGCCCGAAAAGAGCAAGTTGCAGAGGCTAAAGCCTATTTAGACGGGCAAAAGTCTAAATACTATGAAGAAATTAAAGCTGGAAGCAAGCTAACAAAAGAGCAACAGAAGGCTATAGATTTTTTCAACAGATATAATAAAGAGTCAGAGCAGCAAAAAGCTATATCTGAAAAACAAGTATCTGCATTTAACAAGAAAACTGAACAAGTTTTCAACGACAAGTTCAAAGGTTTTGAATACAACGTCGGAGATAAAGTGTATAGGTACAATGTAAATAACGCTGAGCAAGTTAAAAATAACCAAAGCGACATAAATAACTTTGTTAGAAAGTTTCTAAACAAAGACGACACTATGTCAGATGCTAAAGGTTATCATAAGAGCTTATACACAGCTATGAACGCTGATGCTATTGCTCAACACTTTTACGAACAAGGTAAAGCTGACGCTATTAAAGACACTATTGCCAATGCTAAGAACGTAGATACCACTGCTAGAAGTGCTCAAGGAGAGCTTCCAGGTGGTATGAAAGTTCGTGTGATCGGTGATGACTCTAACTCTTTTAAATTTAAAATTAGAAATAAAAAATAAAAATTAAGAAAAAATGGCAATTACTAATGGCCCAAATTTGAACAGTGTTGCTGCTTCAATTCAGCAAACGCTAGCGTCAAATTACATTGATTTTACCACTTCAACGTGGGCACAACAATACTTACCAGACCTAATGGAAAAAGAAGCTGAGGTGTTCGGACAAAGAACAATCTCTGGTTTCCTTGCTCAAGTAGGTGCTGAAGAGTCTATGTCAGCCGATCAGGTTATCTGGTCTGAGCAGTCTAGACTACACTTATCGTACACTGGTACTTTAGACGTAGACGGCGGTTCTTCTGCATCTGGTACGTTTACAGTTACTAACGATATTGATGGAAACGCAATTACTGACAATCACGGTATCAGAGTTAACGACATGGTGCTTATCGCACAGTCTGGCGTTGTAGTTAAAGCACTTTGTGTTCAAACTCCAGAATCAGCTGTTGTTACTTTAGAGCCTTACGCAAATGCTGCGTTAGGAACTGAGCTTTCTGATGGAGCTGCTACACTATTAGTTATCGGTTCTGAGTTTGGTAAAGGACAGTCTTACTCTGACATTACTGGTACTCACAGCGCTGACAGACGTACTGCTCTAAAGCCTTCATTCAAGTCGTTCTCTAACAAGCCAATCATCATGAAAGATTACTACGAAGTATCTGGATCTGATGCATCACAAATTGGTTGGGTTGAGATTTCAGGAGAAGAAGGACAGAACGGTTACTTATGGTACTTAAAAGCTGAAGGTGACACTCGTGCTCGTTTTAACGATTACTTAGAGATGGCTATGCTTGAAGCTGAAAAGACAGCTGATGCTTCTGCTATTGGTTTCGCTAACAAGCAAATCTTTGGTTCTGCTGACGCAGGAACAAACGGTGCTGGTACTGAAGGTTTATTCGCTGCAATCGAAGATCGTGGAAATATTACTTCTGGTGTTACTGGTGTTAACGCTGCTACTGACCTAGCTGAGTTTGACGCTATTCTAGCCGAGTTTGATAAGCAAGGCGCTATTGAGGAGAACATGTTATTCGTTAATCGTGCTACATCTTTAGCTATCGACGATATGCTTGCATCTATGAACTCATACGGTTCTGGAGGTACATCATACGGAGTATTTGATAACAACGAAGATATGGCTCTAAACCTTGGCTTCTCTGGTTTCCGTCGCGGATCTTACGACTTCTACAAGTCTGACTTCCGTTACTTAAACGACAAAGCTACTCGTGGAGAAATTAACCGTGTTGCTGGATCTGCTGCTATTCGCGGTGTTATTATCCCAGCTGGTGTATCTTCTGTATACGATCAGACTCTAGGTAAGAACCTTAAGCGTCCATTCCTACACGTACGTTTCAGAGCTTCTGCTACTGACAACCGTAAGATGAAGACTTGGGTTACTGGTTCTGTTGGAGCTACTACATCAGCTCTAGATGCTATGCAGCTACACATGCTTTCTGAGCGTTGTTTAGTTGTACAAGGCGCAAACAACTTCATGTTGATGAAGTAAACTATATTTGACGAAACTACCCTGCCTTCGGGTGGGGTAGTTTTATATTAACTTTTATTATATTATATTATGGCAAAAAAGAAAAAAGAAGTAGAGGTTGTAGAAGAACCTCTAGTAGAAGAAACGGTTATGGTTGAAGAGGCTCCAGAGGAGGTTTATGTAGAACCTAAACCAAAAAGGGTTGTAAAGAAAAACAAAGTACTAAGTGACGGTTGGGAACTTAAAGATAGAATTTATAGATTAAAAGGTAGTAAAAGACCTTTATCAAGATCTATTAGAAGTGCTAACGTCCAGTGGTTTGACGAAGAAAAAGGTTACGAAAGAGAAATTAAATATTGCTCTAACCAAAGAACTTGTTTTGTAGACGAAATGAAAGGCGACCAGAGACTAGAACATATTGTGTTTAGAAATGGTTTGCTAATTGTAGAAAAAGAAAAAACAGTTTTACAAAAGTTTTTATCTTTATATCACCCAGATAGAGACGTTATATTTTATGAAGAAAAGCCGATCGCTAAAGCTGCTACACAAATTGAATATCTTGAAATGGAAGTAGACGCGTTAAACGCTGCTATTAACCTAGATATTGATATGGCAGAAGCAGTTATGAGGGTAGAGCTTGGTTCTAAGGTATCTAAGATGAGTTCTAAGGAGCTTAGACGTGATTTGTTACTATATGCTAGGCAAAATCCTTCTATGTTCTTAGAATTAGTTAATGACGAAAACGTGATGCTAAGAAACTTTGGCATTAGAGCTGCTGAAATGAAAATCATAAAGCTCTCTCAAGATCAAAGAACTTTCATGTGGGGATCTAACGACAGAAAACTTATGACAGTTCCTTTTGACGAACATCCTTACTCAGCACTTGCCGCTTGGTTTAAGACTGATGAAGGTATGGAAGTTTACTCAAGTATTGAGAAAAGAATAAATTAATTAGTTACGTGACTGCCCTTCGGGGTAGTCACTAAACTTAAAAACGAATTATGGCAGTAAGTGTAGACACAGTATATCAAAGAGTATTAGCTCTTGCAAATAAAGAGCAGCGAGGTTATATAACTCCGCAGGAGTTTAACTTGCTTGCCAACCAGGCTCAAATGGAAATATTTGAGTCTTATTTTTATGTAAAAAATAATCGCAATAGAACTGAGCCAGATAGATCAAATGAAATAGATGAAACAGATATTGATGAGCTATTAAATAGAAAGCTATCACCTTTTTCTATATTTCAAGAAGTAACAAGTGGTACTACATTTCCAGCTAATGGCACAATAAGTTCTGTAGCAAGACCAGTGTTTCAGTATGGCATGGTATTATCTGGTAACGAGCCCTGTCAAAAGATAAGCGTTTTTGAAGCTCAAAGATTAAAAAATTCTACTAGGCATATGGCTACTACGGCTGGTAGAAGTCCTTTTTACTGCGACAGTAGAACTACAGGAGAAGACATACAAGTATATGATGGCGGCGATGCGCCTGTTACAAGTGGTGTTACAATAGAGTGTTTTTGCACTCCTAGAGCCGCGCAGTGGGCGTATGTAGTAGTTAACAACAAAGCTTTGTACAACGCTAATGTTGCTATAGATTTTGAGCTGCATAGATCTGAAGAAGACACACTAGTAAATAAAATATTAGAGTTAGCTGGTATTGTAATGAACGATCCAACGCTATCTCAATTAGGCGCTCAAAACGTGGCAACAGAAGATCAACTTCAAAAAGTATAATCAATGGGAATAACTATAGATAGATATCATCAGTACTATGTAGATAGTGGTGATCACGGCTCGTACACAAAATTAAGTCTTGAAGAAGTAATAGACTCTTTTTCTGCTACATATATTGGTAAAGGTAAGCTATGTGAAAACGTGCTTTTAGCAGACGTAACGTTTCATGCTCTTCGTGGATTACAAGAGCTGAGCTACGATACTTTACGATGTTCAAAAGACTGGGAAATTGAAGTGCCAACGACACTGGTTATGATCATGCCTGTAGATTATGTTAATTATGTTAAGTTATCTTGGAGCGACGGTAATGGTATAGAAAGAATAATATACCCTACTAGCACCACATCTAATCCAAGAGATATAACACCTACGTTAACTAACGCTGGGGCTTTTCCAGATCCAGGTACTGACACAGATTTAGCAGATGACGAATCGTCTACTACATGGGACAACTTTCAAGCTCAAGACTCTTCTGATTTAGGTGATGTTAACGCTAACGAGATGGACGATGTTTATGGCCACTTAGAGGGTCAGCGATACGGTATTGATCCGCAGTACGCTCAAGCAAATGGCACGTTCTATATTGACGAAGATCAAGGTAAGTTTCACTTTAGCTCTAATTTAGCTGGTAAAACTTTAATATTAAGATATATTAGTGATGGAGTTGTTTCAACTAGCGCCGCTGCTTCAACAATAGATTTAGCTCAAAGCTTTGTACCAAAACTAGCTGAAGAAGCTATATACAAGCATATACTTTACGGAGTTTTATCTGCGCGAAAAGGTACTGATCCAAATTTGCTAATGCTAATTAAAAAAGAGCGTTTTGCAGAAACAAGAAAAGCTAAGCTTAGGCTTTCAAATATTAAGCTAGAGGAATTAACGCAAATACTTAGAGGTAGTTCTAAGCATATTAAACACTAACACATGGCGGAACTAAGTCGCAAGTTTTCCGCAGGCATTATGAATAAAGACCTTGACGAAAGGTTAGTGCCTAACGGACAATATAGAGATGCAACAAATATACAAGTTTCTACATCAGACAGTGATGATGCTGGTGTAGTACAAAGCTTGCTTGGTAACGAAAAGCATGACACTGTAATAACTAATTTAGCAAACGTAGACGGTGTTTATGGTGTTAATGATAACGGAGCTGTATGCGTAGGCTCTATATCTAATCCTCCTACAGATAAAATATATTATTTTGTAACTGACAAAGTTGACGCTAGATTAAATCCCTCAAATGCTGCTTATGAAAGAGATATAGCTAGAGACTATATACTTGAGTACGACACAATAAGACAAAGGCATAAGTATGTTTTTGTAGATATATGTCGAGTAAATACAGCGATATATTTAACAACTAACGCCGAAAACCAGTTTCATGTACAGATAGGAGCAAACATTACAACTAATCAAACTGGCATACGTATAGGCATGAACATAGCCACAACCACTACTGGCTATAACCTTGCTGACGATATTACCGTTACTAACATACAGTACGACGCTACTGTTAATAGGTGGTTGATTACTGTTGATCAAGATATTAGCGTTACTTCTGGCGAAGTTATAAGATTTTTTGCTGATCCTGTTTTAGAGTTTCATAAAGACTTTTTAATTACAGGTATAAACATAGTAGATGACTACTTATACTTTACTGACAATGTACATGAGCCTAAAAAAGTAAATATAAAAAGATCATGCTACGGTAGTGGCGGCACGACATATTTAAACGGAGCAGATAACGGTGGTATAAATAGTGCTACAGCTGAACCAAATAACGAAGTTTTTGAAGGTGATACACCTTATTTTCATACTAGACTTGTTATACAAGACGAACAAGGAGACCATGTTGTAGTGACAAACGCTCAAGGAAACGAAGTAGTATACGCTAGCTTAGAGCACATAACAGTTATTAAAAGAGCACCTAAGACACCTTTAATGTTTGACATGTTTAGAACATCGTCTGAACGTGTGAATCCTGTTACTGGTGTAGAAAATCCTATAACCGGTGTAGCCACTGCTAACTTTGAATTAGATAATGATGATGCGTATGTTATTGAAGATCCTATAGATCTTGTTTTTGTATCGCCAGTAGATTTTAGAGAAAATGATATACTACTTTTACAGTCTTATATTGACGATAACGGTGACGTTACAGATGAACCTATAATAGTACGGGTTAGAGTTATTGATACTCCTTTTGGTCAAACAGTAACTAACTTAGTATCGCCTGCAACTTTTACTGTAGAAATATTGTCTTTACCTACTAACACGTCTTTAACAACTACGTGGAGTGTTGAGCTAGAAGACAAAGATCCTTTATTTAATTTTAAGTTTCCAAGATTTTCTTATAGATATAAATACACGGACGGTGAGTATTCTCCGTTTGCGCCTTTTAGTGAAGTAGCTTTTTTAACAGACTCTTTTGAGTTTGTAGCAAATAGAGGCCATAACTTAGGCATGGTAAATCAGCTTAGAGGTTTAAAAATTAAAAACTATCATATATCTGAAGATTCTTTTCCTCAAGATGTTGTAGAAATAGATATACTTTACAAAGAAACAAATAATCCTACTGTTTATGTAGTTGAAACTATAAAGCCATCTATGGGTTCTCCTATGTGGCCAGACTTTACAAATAACGCTAACGAGCGTGGAGAGTTTGATTTAACTACAGATATGATTCATGCTGTTGTACCTTCTAATCAACTTATTAGACCTTATGACAATGTGCCTCGTAGAGCTTTAGCGCAAGAGATATCTGCTAATAGGCTTATATATGGAAACTACCTTCAGAATTATGACATAGGTGTATCTCCAAAAATCAAAGCAAGTGTTACTTCCGAAGAGTACAATAGCGACTACGCACTGCCTTCTGTAAAATCAATGCGTGACTACCAGATGGGTGTGGTTTTTAGTGATTACTTTGGAAGAGAAACACCTGTAATAACTAATAAAGAAGCTGTTTTTAGAGTTGAAAAAATAAACTCAGCTACTAGAAATAGAATAAAAGTTAACTTAGAAAATATTGACCCACCTGATTGGGCTGACTATTACTCTTTCTATGTTAAAGAAACTTCTGTAGAGTATTACACTTTAGTTATGGATAGGTGGTATAATGCTTCTGATGGTAATATATGGCTTTCGTTTAACTCTAATGATAGAAATAAACTAGTAGAAGAAGACTTTTTAATACTTAAAAAAGCTCATGGATCTGATGAGATAGTTTACGAGAAAGCTAAATATAGAATACTAGCTATTGAAGGAGACGCTCCTGATGATATTAAAATTACTAAAAAACTTTTAGGCACTATTAGCGAAGACGGTACTGGAGATAATATAGCTGGAGCTCCGCTACCTAATCAAATATCTTTAGGTTTTTCTGAACAAACTTTTAATGGCAGTATTGGTTCTCAATTTATAAATGACGTACCTGATCAGCTTTATATAAGAGTAATACTAGATGAAAATATAACTCAATATTATGAAGTAACTAATATAGCTTTAGTTGGCACTCAGTATGTATTAACTTTAGCGGAACCGTTTGGAGACGATGTTGCTTTTGCTAGTACAGACGGCACGGTTGCTGGTATTGTATCAGGCGTTAGTATAGCTTTGTATTCTTTTGAAGTAGAAAATAAACCAGAGTTTGATGGTAGATTTTTTGTTAAAATATATAAAGACGGCGTATTAGAAAACTACGTGACAACAGGTGTAACTACTGATTTAGTTATATGGGGAGCTTGGCAGCTAGGGTATATAAATAACAACGCTTACATCAACGGAGGCACGTGGGCTACAAGAACTGAAGAAGATGGTGGTAATGGTTTAGCTAGTCCTGGGCCAGCAGGAACTATACCGTTTGATGCTTTCCACGGAGGCAATAGCTCTGTAAACTATTATGAGTCTCCATCTGCTGGTAACTGGCAAGATCAGTTAAATTGGGAACACTTAAGATATCCATTAAACGCTAATCACCCTACAGAATATGACTTTAGTGGATTAGCTAACTATGACGCAGCTGTTTATGATGATGGAGCGCCTTATACATTTTATCAATTTGAAGGAGGCGCAGTTCAGGCGCAAGTAACTAACCACTCTATATATGGTTTATGTGGTAGAGATGAAACTGGTAGCGCTGATACTCAAGCTGCGTATGAATTTTGGCAAACAGTTCACGATCGTCAAGCTCTTTTTATAGACGCTGCTAGCGCCTTTTCTTGGACAGCTGAAGGCGGAAGTGAGTCTCAACGAAATGCTCCTGGAACACGTTATGATCCTGAACCAAACGATCAAGGAGCTCAACAGTTTCCTTACGACTGGACTGGTGGTGGATTTGGAGATTACTGGGCTGGTAATGCTGATAGTAGTGGTGCTTTTATAGGTGGCCCGGGCTATGAAAACGCCGCTACGCCTCACACTCCATTTGAGCAAGGTAACGGTATGCCTAGTAGAGGTGTGTGGCAAGGCTATTATTCTAATAATTCTTTTATGGACATATCGTGGAGTAGCTTTGAAAGCAAAGGTAAGCAACGTAAAAGACGAGTGGCTAATGAAGAAGATGGTTTAAATCAGCAACTTGCGGCTTTCATAGAAAGACTTGTTACTCCAGGAACTAAGTTTAGATTTAAAAACGATCCTAATCCTGAAGCTATATATACAGTTGGTCCTTTCTTTGGAGGTGCAGATTACTTTTACAATGGAGATAGATGGATCCAGCAGTACACAAATATAAATGACGGTGCTTTTGGAATAATGAATGCGTATGCATCTGGTGTAGACAACGTGTTTGCTAAATGGAATAGAAGACAGAGATGGACAATTGTTGTAACTCCACCTATAGGTTCTTTTAATCTTGGTTATAATCCTATACATGGTACAGATCCAGCGCAAGTTACTGACGTCAATCAAGTAGATGAAACTAGTGGCGAACAAGTATTTAGAAGAGCTTTACGACACGATATGACTGGTGATCTTGATGCTATAGAGATATTAGTACCGTTCACAGATATTGATGACACATATGCTAAAAACGGAGCTATATGGGAAACTGAACCAAGAGAAGCTGCAGAGCTAGATATATATTACCAAGCGTCACATTTAATACCTATTAGTTTAAACTCTAAAACAATAGAAGAATTTATCCCCATAGGAACTAAGTTTAATGTTAATGGTTTTCTTCCATTACAGCAAGGCGGAGCTGTACCCGCGACAACAACTCATACAGTTACTGGGCTTGAAGGTAATGAAGTAACGTTTACACCTGCTATAAGCACGTTTGGCTCGGTTTCAGTTGATGGTGATGTTAGCTCGCCTGGTTTAGCAATTAATGATCAAGTTGATTTTGAAACATATGGTAATACAATTTCAACACTAAGCGCTACTAGTGGTGCTGGAATAGGTGTTACAAGTTTGACCCTTAATACAGACCAATTGACAGCTATACATAAACTTGGATGGAATAACTGTTGGTGTTTTGGTAATGGTGTAGAGTCAGACAGAATACGAGATGACTTTAACGCGCCGCAAATGGATAATGGAGTTAAAGCTTCTGCCACAGTTGCTGGTGAAGATTTAAAATCTGATAGACGAAAGCACGGTATGATTTGGTCTGGCATATATAACTCGATAACAGGTATAAATAACACTAATCAATTTATATCAGGTGAGCCAATAACTAAAGAGCTTAACCCATCACACGGTAGTATACAGGCTCTTAAAGCTAGAGATAATAAACTAATTATGTTCTGCGAAGATAAAGTATTAAAAGCAGAAACTAATAGAGACTTATTATTTAACGCAGACGGTAGCTCTCAAGTTGTAGCAAGCACAGCTGTTATTGGTAGCGCAACAACATATCAAGGAGATTTTGGAATATCAACAAATCCAGAGTCGCTAGCTGTTACCCCATACCGCATGTACTTTGCGGATGCTAATAGAGGTAAAGTGTTAGCTCTAACTACAGAAGGCGTTAGTGTTATATCGGAATCAGGTATGAAAAACTATTTTGCAGATTACATGGCAAATGGTATATTCAGCGCTATAGGTACTTACGACGAGTTTAAAAACGAATATAATTTAACGTTAAATCAAAAAGCTCACCACTCAAACCCTACGCCTGACAATCAAACTACAATATCTTATTCAGAAAAATCTAAAGGCTGGGTTAGTTTTAAAACATTTAGACCAGAAAATAATCCTACATATGATGGAGCTGCAACGTTAGGGTTACAAGGAGGTATTAGCTTAAACAATAAGTACTTTACTTTCTTTGATGGTCACATATGGTTACATCACGCTACAGCCGCTGCAAATAATTTCTACGGAACTGCTACAGATTCAGATATAACTTTAATATTTAACGACATACCTGAGCAAGTTAAAAGCTTTATGTACTTAAGTTATGAAGGTAGTAGAGCTAGAATAACAAACTGGGATAACGAGTCTACATTTGCTGATGGCGTTCAGTTTTTTACGGGTGATTCCACTGATAGCAGCGGTGCTACAGCAGGTACAACTACTGTTAACGATGTTAGTGATGGGCAGTATTATAATATACAAGACACTGTTAATGGTTGGTATCTTGACAATGTAGTAACTAACTTACAGACGTGTAGCGAAATAGAATTTATAAACAAGGAAGGTAAATACTTTACATATTTAATAGGTGACTCTACGACATTAAACAATCTTGATGAAACAGAGTTTTCCGTACAAGGTATAGGTATAGCTAACATAGCTAACGAAGACGCGGATCCAGCAGGCACAGCAATAACATTAACAGTACAAAATAGCTCAACTAGTACAGCTGGTACTAATTGGGATACAACACCAGATTAATATGGCAAATTGGATAGTAACTTCAGGAACGTTATCTACTACTGGTAGTACAAACATAAACAACCAAACTGTAGACTTGGTTATTAAACCAGAGTTAGCTAATGGAGAATGGAGCGGAGCTTTTATAAAAAAAGAAAACTTTAAAATAGGCGGTAGTACAGAAACATCATCTGGCTCTTGCGTGTGGCAGGCTAATAGTGGATCTTGGAACGTTGATCCTGACTCAGACCCGGATAGTGTTATTGATGAAGTACAATTTTTTAACTCTCCAGATGGTGTAGCAACTAATGACAGCGCGTTAAATACTCAAGGAAATAAAGTAATATGTAGGGTTAGTTTTGCAAATATTGCAGCGCCTAACGTTGACACAGCGTATAACATAGATATAGACGAAAATACAGATACACCTATTGTATACACTCTTGTTAGAAAAGTTTGCTATAGACTTAAATTACCTTATAATCCTCAAGTAGCTTACACGTTTTTACAAGATCCAGGTACGTTTAGTACTAATCAAATGATTTCTATAGGCCAGCAAGATGCAAATGGTCTTGATAGCACAAGTGTTGGTGTTTTTGGTTTAACTAGAACGTTATTAAATGAAGCTACCTACGCAGAAGATGGTCACTATATGTGGCAGATATCTGGAGAAATAGATTTAGATGACGCACAAGGTAAGATAAATACTTGTAAGTTTGCTGTTCGTAGAGCTAATAATCATGTGCCAATAGATCCTTTAAACCCAGGAAGCTACCAAGCCCCGTTTGATAATCCGCCAGATTTTAGCACTCACACATTTAGTTTTGAGCATGGTGGCAGTGAAGCTGGTAATCAATACCAAGTTTATCAACAAGACATACAACCACAAGCTTTTCCTCAAAATTCTCTTCCATACGGTTTGTATCCTCACCAAGCTATAAACTTTTACAGAGAAGGTAGCGGACAAACAGCTGTTGATTGCTTTATGGCTGTAATTAAAATGAGATTCAACCCTATGGAAGGCGATGAAGCTTATGCTACTGGAGCTAACTATCCAGATCCAGCAAATTACTGCGATCTTGGTCATCAATTTAATTTAATAGAGGTAGATGTTATAGAGCCTGAAGATCCACCTGGTTTAATCATATCAGATGTTATAGCTCCTGTTCGTTTAACAAGAAGCGCAAACTATCAAGTAGCTACTGTACGTGGTACTCCTGGCGCAGAATATACGTTATGCCTGCAAAAGGCTGCTAACACAGACACAACTGCTGCAGCATCTACTAAAGGCTATTTTAATTTTAACTTTAGGAACTTTGAAAGCGGCAAAAACTCTCACTATAATAGTTTTACTATTCCAGCTGAAGGTTTTCAAGAGCACTTATTTAAGCTTGCTCAAGTGTCATCTGATACTAGATATGATATATTTGTAGAGCCTAGAAACACTACTACTATATCTTCAAACGCACCTTCTCAACCTGGAGATTTAACTATAAATCAAACTGGAGCTAGAACTTTAACGCTATATCCATCAGCAAATACACCGTCTGACTTTGTAGATCTTACAGCAGCCGCGCTAAAAGTAACTTTGACAAGAGAAGAAAATAGATATGTGCCGCCTGCTACACACGTCACTGTTTTATCAAGATGTCAGACGACTATATCTAGCTCTACATCTTTAATTCTACAAAGAAGAGATATAAGAATCAAGCGAGGTATGATAGTAACTATACCTAATAATGGTAATGGTGTACCTCACAACACTACGGTTAGCAATGTAGAAGGTAGAGTAGTTACACTTAGCGCTGCTAGTAGTATAACCGCTAAAGACACTGTAAGGTTTGACACTAATTCAAGTAGAATACTTGCTTTTTCAAAAACATTTACAGGGTCTAGTAACACACCAGAGTTTACTACAACAGCTACTACCGCTGCAGGTTTTAAGCCAGAACACACTATAGGTAATTTATATGGTGACTTTGAAGTTATTGCAAACGCAACTGGCAGTGGCAAGAGCATAGCTTTGAGATCTGGTTCTGGAAATACTAATCAAATAGGCGACGTGTCTCTTTCTAGCAAGTTTTTACAAGGTCCTAGCATATCTAGTACTTTAGGCGATTATGTAGAAATTACTGGAATAGATAAAGCTAATGACACTATTGCTGTGTCAGAAGATGTAAACTTTACTGCTGGAGACTTATTTAGAGTTGTAGAAGATCCAAGATCAAGCGCTATAACTACTGGTAATGGTGAAATACAAGTTATACATGTACAAGGTAATCATGTAAATGCTTCACCAGATACGTGTACTATATCAGGATACTTGTATATTAACTCTATACCTGCTGATATATCTTTACCTATTAATATTGACACATTAATTACAACTGGACCATAATGGCATTAGTAACTTTAACATTTAACAATCAACCTTTAAACACATCTTGTCAAGTTGGTGACACTGCTTACTATG